TCTAAAGTTCGCACTTGCGGTCCCTCTATTACAGACCGTGATAGTGGAAACAATTGTTTCTGTCGCCGCTGGGACGGTATAGAGAGTGGTATCAGTTGTCGCGCTAGGTGCTGATTGTCCTAGCACCTTATAGGCTGTTGGCATTTTCTTCTCCTATAACCCTAAAAGCATGAAATGGATAACCTTTTTCTCGGCTTCGTCGAGTGAGGCTTCCGCAGAGACAAGGTTAGCAGATGCAATGACCGACTGAGCCTGTACGTTGGAATAATGTGTGGCGACTGTGCCTTGAATTCCTTGCATAACCCCAAGGGAAATTGGGGAAACTCCTGTATATCCCGCAGGTATAGGTAAATAACCAGCGGCACTATATTTTGGTTCTTCTATCTCGAATCTATCAACAACGATATCCCATAGTTGAGAATTGGCGAGAGAATAATATTGAATGAAAGTATCTATTGGAGCGAGGGTTGCAATATTGATTGTCGCACCCGCTGGCAAACTTATGGTGTATGACCGACCTTTAGGAAACAACTCATCTACCGTGTAGAGATAATTGAGTGGGTCTAAGTCGACATCGTTTGTGACTGGGAGGGTCACAGAAAATGAACCCGTGTTATCTAAAGTTGCGGTTTCTGAAGACTTCACAATGAAGGTTCCTGCTCCAGCATCGGTAAGAGTTGAAGGCAAGGTAAAGCGAATTTGACCCGCTATTGGATTTCCGTCATAGTCGACAAAAGTTCCGACAACAGTTCTCGTTGATACGTTGACGGGCAATGCCATTAGACACCAGCCAAGAAGAGGGGATTGAAGTATCTGGCATTAATGGATTGAAGATTCTGAGCCGCGATAGTGGCTTGGGCTGAAGAGTTCACCGCTTGAGCCGTAGCGTTTGTGGATTGAAGAGCCGTGAAGTTTGTTGAGACTGCCGCCGCCGCAATGCTCTGCGAATAGCCCTCAATAACGGTCACACGACCTTGTATGTTGAAGTATTGGGCTAGGGAGGTATAAAGAGAGGCAACTCCAGCATTAGGGGTCGTAGGGACCAACGTAGCGAGATTTAGGGTACCTACAGTATTGCGCGGCACCTCAATGTCGTAGGTACGTCCGTTAGGAAAGGCTTCCTCGACTACATAAGTGAATCCATTGGGGACAACATCTGGGTCATCGGTCGCTGGTAAATAAACAACGAAAGAACCCGTGTTATCTAAAGTTGCTGTGATTGTGTTATTAACAATGATTTGACCATAGACCGCATCGGTCACTATTGGTCGCGGAGTGAATTTAACTTGACCCGCAATTGGATTACCCTCTACGTCAACGTAAGTAGTACCAACGGGAATTACGGTCCAATTCGGCGTTAATGGCACTCTGACTCCTTAACCTCAAGGGGCGGTTTTACCCGCCCCTATCGGGATTACTTAGTTTTCTTCACCTTTTTAGGGGCTACTGGCACTTTCTTTTCAATTATCTCAGATTCATTTGAATCCTGAATCAGAGTTATGTATCTACTTGATTGAAGCGATTTAAGATTTTTCCAACCGTCACAAACAACAACATCTCCCGGCAGTAGGTCAATATCTCCTACTGTCATTTTCTTTAGGATTTGTGCTTTTAGGCTCATGCAGTTGTGTCAATCCAAACATAAGAGAATGTTGCTTCTCCTTGATTGATTGAACCTGCTGTTGGATTATAAAGATAAACGGTGACTTCATCTGCGGCTGTAACTGCGGCTCCAGCGAAAATTAAATCATCATTTAGTGTTGATGGTGGATTCACAATAATGATGTCGGTTGTAGCCGCACCTGTAAGTGTGAATGTTGTTGCACCGCGACTTGTTGCGTTAATTGACGCTGGGTCAATTGCAACTGTTCCGAATTCGATACCGTAAACAGTATCGTTAGCGCCTACTTGTAGTGCTCCGACTGCAACTTCACCTTTTGAAATTCTGTTTGGCAATGCCATTTATTTCTCCTTAATAAGTGAAAGGGGAGAGTTTCAAGGCTCTCCCCTTTCATCCGTACTTAACTAAGCGACGATTGTGTTCCAGAAGTAACCGAGGTCAGCACCGATGACTTTGTTATCGAAAGCCATTTCTGCTTCAACACGGTCAGACTTGATGGATTCCATACGGAACTGTGAAGTTCCGATTGTTGCGCCAAGTCCGCCTGATACGCCAGTCCATGAGAATGTGTAACCAGCGGATGGTGTTAGTAGACCCGGCTGTGGAGCAACGTGGGTAAGAAGAGCGCCCTTGCCGAAAGCAAAGCCATAAGCATCTGCGATACCTTCTTTGTTTGTTGCCTTAACTGCCTTAGCAACCATAACGCGAGGAATGTCAAACATTGCCGCGAGCATGTCGGTTGTAATGGTCTGTGAAGATGTGTACTTGATACGGTCAACCAAGTCTGGGTGATTCTTAAGAGACTTGAAAACATCGTAACCAAGAACGAGGGTGTTGGCTTCCATTCCTGTATTAGCAAGAATCTGTGCCTTACCAGCCTCTAGGTCTGAGATTGGGTCTGAAGCGGTGTAATCGCTCCATTGCTTTGTCTGACCAGTTGAAGGTGAACCTGCAACACCAGTGATATCTGTTCCCCATACACCTGTGGTGAAGAAGTCAGATACGAACTGTAGTTCGCGACGTAGCATCAAGCGACGTGTTACGAACTCTGCGGACTCGCGAAGTGGATTCAATGGAGCATCTGCGTTAGCGAGAGTCTGGTCATCAACATCCTTGTGGAATGCCCAAACGTCGCATGAGTATGTTCCTGTGGAAAGGTTGTAACCTCCACCAGCAGACTCAGTTCCCGGAGCGCGGCGTTGAGCCTCGTCACGGAACCAGTCATTCTTTGTGTAAGTGAAATACTTATCAGACTTCTTGTCGACAGGAATTACTGGGAATACCTTGTCTGCAATGAAGTTATCTTGATTCTGAAGGTACGCAACAGAGATGTTGGTCAGAATCGCGTCAACGTGGACGGAATTGATATTTGGCTGTGGCATTTTTAGTTAGACCCCTAGTTCGCTCTTGTTGGGTTAGCACAGTTTACGACTGCGGTGATAACTTCTGCATCAGCACCAGCGGCGGTAATTGCCTGTCCAACTACATACTGAGTTGTATCGGTTACAGCAATTTTGTCTGCCTTACCTGCTGAAGTAACACTAAGAAACGCTGGAAGAGTAATTGCTTCTCCCGCAACGAGTTTAGTTCCGCCCGCAACAAGAACTTCTGCTTCTTGTCCTGCGGTTGGAGCATTCTGTAGAACGCCAACTGGAACATCGGTGATAGCCGCGATTGCAATGGCTTCTCCAGATGAATTCAATTTGACGAAGTTGTATTGCTTACTGGAAAGGTCGGCTCCTGCGACGAGCGTGACCTTTACCGAGTAATTACTAATTTCGTATGCCATGTTTTAGGCACCTTTCTCGGAGAGGTATTGGCTGTAAAGTTCGGGATTTTTTGTAGCCACGTCAGCGAGCGCTTGCTCGAATGACTTTGCTACGCCCTCTTCAACTGCCGACTTTGCCAATGCGGTCATACGACCGTAAGCATCGCCCGTCTTGAAGTCTGCGGATTTGCCGATTTCCGCAAAAATTGTTGAGGATTCAGCCTGTGCATTTACTGAAGAAAGAACTTCTTCAACAGACTTTGCAAGGTCTGAATCGATAGCGGTCAAGCGACGAAGCGCTGGACCAACTTTGTCTGCATCGAGATTGAGGTTAGCCCAACCCTTTGCTTTTTCAATTGCTTCCGCATCTGCCCGTGCATCGCGTTCCTTTTGAAGTTCCGCGGTTGCATCTTCGGCTTGCTTGCGAAGGCTTTCAATCATTTTGACTACTGGCTCAGGAGCAGACTTCAAGAAGTCCTCCTCGGTCTCTGACTTTTTCATTTCAACTTCCATCTCGTCTTCAGATGTTTCTTCTTCAGCGATTTTGGATTCGAGTTCTGCAATCTTTTTCATTGCTTCCTCTAGTGTCATTTCAGCCTTTACGACCTGCTCATCAGTAGCCGTGGTAGTTACTTCTGCCTCCATAGTGGAGTCCTCCTCGGTGAGCGTTTGGTCAAGAACTCTCTGAACTTCAGATTCATCGGCTGATTTCATAACCAACCAACCTTCGTGTAGGTGTGCAGGATGGTCAACCCCACTGGTTTCTTCAATAGACAGATTTACCATTTTACGTGCGCGAGCCAAATTCACTCCTAACGAAAAGAGGTCCCCTTATTAGCATTGGGCTAAAAGAAAAACCTCGAGTTTTGACGTATAGAGAATACCATATCCCCGTTTTGTGACTTTATTGCTTTGCCATAACCCTTGTTTTTGCAAGGGCATCTATAAGGCTTTGACATGACCACATTGAGAAAGGATTCTCACTTTCCCAGAATCGTGCGATTCTAAAACAGTAGTCTTGTGAATCAAGTTTGCTCCATACAAAAAAGGCTTGTGCCTCGTTAGGCAACTCAATTTGAATCCCAGTAAATCCCGGGGGAGTTGAAACTGGTTTGGCTTGCAGATTCATAGTCGACAAAATGTCGATAGTGTCATCGACAATAGTTTTCATTTGCGCTTTGGCGGGCGAAGAATATCCATCTGGTCCATGGCTTCCATATCGTCATCATCTGACGAACTTCCAAACTCACCCTCAGACTCATCATCTTCTCTAAAATGTTTTGGATGCAATCCTTCGGTATCTAGATATTCACCATCGGATTCATCTGACCATCGACCGTGTGTCTTTTGGTCATGATTACCGTGTTTCAAAACTAAACTTTTTCTTAGCGTTGACGCTTTGTGACCAACTTGAGTATCTGTTGGCTTTCCATCGCGATACAACTGAATCAAAACGGCTGGGTCATCTTTCTCGCCTTTGATTTTGAAATTGGTCTCTGGGACATCAAGGGTTCCGTAATCCATAACGTGGATAACTTTGCCTCGCGCACGACCGCCTGAAGAATTCCAAGAAACCATATCGCCTTCGCGTACAGTCTTAGCCTTGTACATCTCTTGTCCCATTTCGTACATGGCTTTATTAATAATTGATTTTGCGTAGCCCTTGAGACCTTTGATTCCCTTTTTATCTACTTCGTCCTCGAGCATTTTGTACTCATCATCACGCATTGTTGCAAGATAGCCTGTACGAAGTTTTCTTAAAATCTCTTTATCTTGATTCATTTCTTTTCCTTTTTAGGCTTTTTCTTGGCAGGATTCATAATTGTATCAACGTGAACTTCGCTCACTGTTGGGTCGCCCTTTTCAACTTCTTCTTCCATGTCGACATATAGGCGCTCGGCTTTTCCTCCGATTGAATATCCAAGAATCTCTCCCTTGCGAATCTTTTCCCATGCCCACGGTTCCCAGATAACACCTAAGAAAACTGTGTTTGCTGGATAAGTATGTTGAGTTACGACTCCACTTGTGGTTGTAATTGGAACGGTCAACTCATACGGGAATGCCATGACTTCAACCCATTCGCCCGCCACTATGTCGCGGTTATGTTGCAATCTAATTCTACGGTCATTGCTACGGACGTAATCCCAGACTGCTCGCTGTAATTCGTTTGAATCCGTCCATTCACCATGAGCATCTAACTTATCGGGAATGTACATAGCCCCGAGCGTGTAACGCTTTTCGCCCTCAGACTTGGATACTTCGTAGTTACCAATTTTCTTTGCTACCGCACGTGCGTCAACTCTTTCGAATGCGGCAATAATGTCGTCGTACTCATCGCCGACCCATTCATTAATAGGAGCCATCATTGAGCCTTCTGGAGCGGCTTTAACTTCCTCAACCATTTGTGCGTAGTGCTCTTTATGCTCCTCGGTTAAACCAGTTTCTTCAAAACTTTTATTGCTTGCCGCAAGCATAAACATGCGATTCATAAAGTCTGCATTCATCACTCATTCCCCTTTGCTAAAAACGTGTTCCATAACTCAGAATTCTCAATATTGAATTCTGTTCCCTTTCCACTGCCTACTAAACGTGGCGTACTTCCAGTGTTATCCCACAAAGACACGGAATCAAAAAGTCCACCCTCAATTGCTTGGCGAAGAGTATTCGAAACATCTCGATGCGTCTCGCGGACAACACTTTCTGGAACATAACGTTTTGTGGTTCCAAGTGCTCGAGAAACGCTTCTCTGCCATGCCATTTCCGTTGGAATTGTCACGTAAACGCCATTGACTTTATATCCGCCTTGACGTGCGCTTTCAACTTTATTGGCTAATTTACTAATGGCTGAATCGCCAGTTCCATCAAGAACAATATCTTGATTATTCTGCATAGCCTTCATTTGAATACGCTTTGCAAGCAATGATGATTCTTCGTGGCTGAATTTAGCGGCATTGAAGAAATCATTATCATTTCCATCGCGCATACGAGGATTCTCTGGCAACATTTCTTTTACATCATCTGCATTGATATGAACTGCATTGGCTTTGTCGGGAACTTCAATAGAACCTGATTTTAAGAATGTTGTTTTTCCTGATGCTGGTCCGCCACCGAGCATGTAGAAAGTTTTATTTGCGGATTCAGGAATATTAGAAGTCACTTGATTGATTATTTGTTGATGCAGATACGCACGTTCCTGAGAAGGCTCAAATCCACCCTTGCCATCTGGAACCATGTGATGCCA